GTATTGGCGTACCTGAAGAGTTGTTTATAACTAATTGATTTAGCCCTAACGGCAGGTCTACGTTTATTGCCGTCACTACACCCGCTAGTACAGGCGTGGTATACGGCGGTAACAAGAAGTATAGCGGATCGCCTACACTTATAATACTCCCTATAGATATCAACGGAGATACAGAAAAATCTATGCTTGTAGACGTAAGTATTATGGTGACATTAAAACTCCTGCCTATACCATTAAGACTCCTTAGTGGATACTCATCCGTCCCGGCAGGAACAGTTCCTGAGTTTCTAACGAACGCAAACCATGACGCCTCCTTCTTCTCAAACCAAGCCTCATCAATAAATCCTGTATACTGTAAGTCGGTGGTAAGTAGCGTAGACCAAGCGTCATCGCCCTCTAGTGTTATCGTCTTAAATAACTTGTTCTCTAACGGCACGTCGTTTAAGACGCCCTTTAACTTAGACGTGTACTGAGTGCCATAGAAATTATTTCTTAAAGCGTTAACATTATGTCTGAAAATATTACCACCTTTAAAGGTGTAGAAGAAGCTATTCATCCCTATCATCCAATCAGGATCGTAGGAGTAAAACGAAGGCCATCCCTCTACCTTGTTGCTGTATGTAAGTGTGTAGTTCATTATTAAGGACAGTTTTGGAATATATTAACAATAACACCGTTGACTACCTGAATAGTGTCGTTAGGAGCGGTCACATGTGCAGATGTTTTGTAGTAGCCATCAGGCAATGGGAACTCTCCGTCAGAGTCAATGAACACGTAGTCGTACAATCCCAATGTAACCCCATCCCCGTTTACGGCTGCGTTATAAAACAGCGTCGACTCCTCTAGGGTGCATAGGGTTGCTAACTCACCCGCCACTGTAGAACTACAGTCAGGAAGTTTTGTTGGACACCCAACCTGAATAGCAAACGAGTCTTCAGGACAAGGACCTATGACGGTTACCTGCACATCAGTAGGCGTAGCAGCTGTCTTAGGTATAACCATCACACACAGCCCGGGGGCCGTTGGCGTCGTTAGAAACATCTGAGACGGCAATATCGTGACAGACTGCGTTGCTCCTGTAGGTATAAAGCTAGACCCGTTATATAAAAACTTATCTAAAGTAAACGGACTATTTGCCACCAACCCACAGTCGCTACCTTGACTACCTAGATATATAGGAAGTCCCGCAGCCCCTATTAATAACCCATATAATGGAGAGCTAAACTTATTATAGACAGTTGAGTTGAATAACACCTGCACCCCGTTAGGGATATTGAACGGATTAAACTTAACGACAATCGCACCCGTTGAAGCCCCCGCATCTACGTTCATATTATAATACCCCTGTCCCCCTGTGACTGAGGTAATCTCCCCACAAGGTATACCACAAGTTGCGCATGGGACCTCTGCATATAACACACAAGAAATTTGTTGTCTAGTTATAACTCCGTCTGAGTAGTACCCATCGGGCGCACACACCGTTAGGTATGAGTCTAAGAATACTGATGTAGCAGATCCTAGAGATGGGGCGTTTAAGTAGTATGTCTGAGGTATTGGCATATTTATTTATTTAAAAGCAATTGCAATCTAGTATGGTTATTATAGGGTTTCCTGAAACTATTTCCCATGGTGCATCATTTTTTACACATTGAAGTGCAAGTTCACCCGGGTCTAGTATTATAGTAACAGGGACGTTTGTCGGCAAACCATTCACACATATACCCGAAGGGAAATCTATGTAAGCCTCTTCCAAGCCCAACGTGTTATCTAATTCAAGCTGTATACATTCTGTTTCACAGGCCACACAGTCACAACACACGTCAGTAGGATTATCCTCTGAGTAACACAACGTGATTGGTAGGATAGATCTGAAGTCCCATATCAAATAAAGATAGTCCCCATCTACAGTTGGAGGAACAATAAAGCTTGAGTAGTAGTTAGTAGGCCCTCCACTTATTGGTGTAGCACTTGATGACAACCCTAACAACACACTAATATCAACAGGGTTGTTTGCATATAAGGTCGATGTCCTTAAATATTTAAACTGATCCTTTAACGGATCAAAGTCAAAGGTATCCGATCCAATCTTATTAGACCTAAGCGTCATTGTACTTCCATCAGGCGGGAAGAACGCAGATCCAATAAAACCTGTTGTTAAGTTATACCTAGACACCAATGGGTTGGATGTACCAAATGCAAAGTTTACCAAGTTAGACTGTAGCGGGGCTATATAGGATCCGCTTGTGTACCTAAACTCTGCGTGTACGCTATCCCCTCCCTCTGTGTTGTTTGTAACAACAACCTCAACTATGTTCATTTCCACAGGCACAGGACACAAAGCGTTTATAGTTAATATAACATCACCGGTATATATTATCGTTATATACGCAACGTCTTCTGTAACTGAGTCCTTAGAAAATGTAACACTACCGGGGAGAGTAGTAGACCCTGAGCTATAATCAATTGAGTTGTATGTGACTACAACCTCAAATGCTCCACCTATGCTGATATAAGGAACGCCCCAACTAACAACAGTGGTGCCGATATTAGATCCAAGGTATACGCAGTAACTAAACGTCAACTCTTCTTCCCCTACCTGTGACAATGTAAGAGTCTTTAAGTTGTCACAGTTTACACACGGTACATCTATAGGAACCCTTCTATCGTTTGTCGTCAACACGTACTCGTTCATATATGGATCGAAGCCTCCTAGCTTCTGTGTGTTAAACGAATCGTTGAACACGTCCCTAAACCAAGTACGCATGTTCTGTTCCGATATAACCTTTAGCTGCTCGTTAGAATACGCATTGCCTTGTAGCTGCAACACAGCACCACGCTTAGCGTCCGTAAAGTATCTATCGTATCCCCACTGAACATAGCTCTCAGGATTAAAACTAATGCCATACTTCTCTGTCCTAGCTATCTGTGTACCTAACACCTCAGGTACCGATGTGATAGCACTGCCCGCACCTGCGTCAGACAATAAGTTCTTTCCCGTTAACACATAAGATATCTTGTCCTCTTGTAATACTAGTATGTCCGTCTCTCTACCGTCCATTATATAAATATCGCCGAATGATATCTCTAGTGGCTTGAAGTTAAGCAATCCTAGGTTAAACTCATTTAACTTATTAACATTAGACTCGTTGTTATACACACCACTATAGGTTACGTCAGCAAACCTATTAGCTTCCTTATAGTCCTGAGCTGACACGCTAAACACCCTGTTGCCTAGGTTAAACGAACGACCAACAAGAGAGTCTCTTATCTTATAGCTCTCGGCTCCGTTACCAAAAGAAAAGCAGTTAAAGAACCCTGTGTCTATAATTGCAGGAATGCCTAAAGATATATCTTGGTCTTGTATGGTACCCTCATGATTACCGTTCGCATCTATCGCTAACGATAAGTTGTTTTCAAAGAACACATCAGGAAGTGCATCAATGGGTTCTGTTTCAAATATCAACGTGTTGTCAGAACGGAATACTTGGATGTTAACAGTAACAGATGAATATCTGTTTCTACCTGCCCCCGAACAAAATGATGTGCCTGATGTCATTAACGTCAATTCTTGGGTCGTTAAATCTCTAAAAAATCTATAGTAGTTTGTACATAAACTTATGGTAATGTCATTAGGAATATTTGTTATAGTTGAAATAAATACGTTATTTATTGGGCAAGTACCTGTCCCTCCTACTTCCTGAGTCCCATCGTCTAATATTCCTTCAACATTATCTCCAATCCACCAATCGTACATATTATTGTAGTTAGCAGAAGATACTAATGTTTTGCTTAGCGTATACTTCCTCCTCTCACATGAATGATTTCCATTACCGGTTCCTTCCCTAACAAACTTAAAGTCTAATATAATCCTACTACCCGCAGGCACATCATAGTCTACCCATAGAGAACTTGGTGAGTCGTATTTATTCATTGGATAGTTTACTATAGGACACACTATCCCACCTGCATTTGTTGGTTCGGTAATTGTTATTGAGCCCGGAGCTATAACTGCATTCTCATCTACAACTAAAGAAAAGTCATTAGGGTTCATCTTCATATAAACACCCGACGGAGCATCAACACCACCCGCTGTGGTTATGAAGCCTGCTTGTTTGCTTGCCTTCTCTAACACGGTTGCGTAAACACAAGACGTTGTAGGCCCTGCTGAGTCAGCCTTTACTATTAATCTATCACCCTGTTCAACCTTTCTAGAGTTCTCTCCCTCTAATAAGAAGTATGCTTGGTTAGTAAGTACGTCGATAAAAAATATGTTTGAGTATATAACCTCATACGTTTCCATGTCGGGCTTTATTACAAATTTATATCTCTTAGCCCAAGCAGGAGGAACCTGCGTAGAAGGTATTGTTACTTGTATGCTATTCTTAAAAGAAGACCTACTACACGGCACGTGCACATTATTAAATATACCAACCAACGCAGTTGTAGCCCTGTTATAGTCGTCCATGTAAACAATCCCGATCTCATATCCCCTGTTGCTATGCAAGCTCCTACTAGTGGCCACATCTTGGTAAGAAACCTCTGAGTTAATTATCTCGTAGTACTCGTACACATTATATGTGGGAGTGGTTAAGTCATCAACAAACCTCATGGCTAATAACTGTAATAAAAGATTTGAATACAAAGGAGTAGCATATATAGCTATAGCTTCACCATCAGCGTTTATTCCACTAGCATACTTAGACACGGGTGTTGACCCCGCTAATGTATTAGGTATTGAACAGTTAAACTTATCTGTAAGCGTAGTACCATCACAAGATGTTGGTCCAAGCAATGGGTCGTATACAGGCTTAATGTTTAAGGCTGTTCCAACTGCACTTTGAAACTCAACGCTAGTTGCCATTGCGTAAACAGACGAGTATGTAGTGGGTAGATAAAAAGAAAAATTAATGGTAATGTTACTAGTTGTCATAGATGGAGTCCCATCGCCTGTAAACGAATTATGTCGAAAGGTTATATCAACAGACAACAACCCCCCTTCTGCTAGTACAACTCCTGATAGATCTATATTGACAACAGAGTCAGGAATAGACTGAGGTCCATTTATATTATAAGAACCCGTGTCTGTACTAGAAGTAATATCTGTAGACCCTATACTAGTTGAAATTAAATCAGCAGTGTAATCAAACTGCACAGGATAACCGTTCTTATCTATCAAGTTATATCCCTCCACATAGTTCCCGTACATCAACCTGTTACCCATGATTGTCTGCGCCTTAGCAAACCTAGGTACGTTGTCGTACAACCTAAGTAATTCAGCCTGAGGTAGTATAGTAAAAATCTTACTGTTAGTAAAAGTAAATATCTGATAACTGTTTGATGTCAAGCCTAGTATAGCTTTATCTAATTTATCTATAACCTTTATAATATTACTATCGGCACCCTTAAACAATAAATCAATAGCCACAACAAGTTCTCCGCCTGTCCAATATTTTATATCACACGTATTACATGAGTTTACCATCCCCTCGTTTAAGGAACTATCTACACTAAACTCAAAGCCACTAGGGATAAATGCCGGTGCTGACCATTGAGATATGGCCGAGTACTCGCCGTCGGCATACCTATACCTATAGGCAAAGCAAATAAATCTTTCCTCTAAATAATTCTCCTGACCACTTGTAGGAATAGGAGTAACAATAGGGGCCTCAGCAGGTGGTCTCTTAATTACAAGGATAGACTCAGCACTGAACTGATCTACATAAGTAACATCAGGTATAGTGTAACTCCTTGTCACGTTTATAAATCGTGGTGCGTTGTAGTCGTCAGTGAAGAATAAAAGGTCGCCTATGATACTAACACCGGTAATTAAAAACTTATCATTAAAATTTAACGTGGTATTAATTAGACTATCGGGATCCTTTGTGCTTATAATATGGTACGTCAATATGTTAGAGAACACGTTCATCGACATAATCAAATCAAGCTTACCCGTAGGGCTTGCCGTAAAATCAGGGTCGTGCACAAACCAATATATAGTCTCCCTAGCACTGTCCTCTATAGCCCCTATACACCTAGCGTCTGCGCTTAATAGTGTTCCGTCATAGTAGGACAACGCCGTCATAGGCACGTTACCCTTACTGTTCTCGATGACGCCATACTCAGAGTCCTCGGTAGACCCCATCCTAATATTAAGGGCGTCGATATACTCACCGGCAGGAACGACTCGTTCGTCCATGACCTTGTTCATCCTGCCCGCCATAAAGTTTCTTGTGAATTTTGCCATGTTATTTTATTATCTTGTCCATACCCCTCATGTTCATCAACAACCTACCGGGATGAATGTTGCTTATTCTAATCTTTGCGTTACTTAATAGTGCTCTTCGTTTTTTTCTAGCACGAGTGACCACGTACTCCTGTACCCCAATTTTTGAACTAAGTATCTCGTACTCTATGGCGGCATACACATAACTCTCAAATAATTTATTAACAGTTATCAACGAGTTATCCCCACTCTCCATTCCGTCGGATACATACTCAAGTATACACAGTTGTCCCGACATTCCTGAGTCAAAGTTTATTACACCCGCCTTGCTGTCGATATTAAACGTAGGGTTCCTATTAGCAGTCTCAGTCTCTAGGCCATATCTAGCCCCAATGCCGTAGTCAAAGAACCAACTGCCGTCCACGTTGTAGCCATACTGCCCGTCAAATTGATTGCCCGGATTAAGATATATAGTCTTCTTAATGCCCGTAATCCTGTCGTAGTCTATCGTAGAGTTTGCGGGCTGTAATGGGTTACCGTTAATGTCGAATAATATCCTAGCTTCATTATCCTGCAAATAAGCCCTAGACGATAACGTCTGAATGTTCTCACTGAGCGGTCTAAGTAGTCCATCCTTATACAAAGATATCCTAACCCAATTGACGTAGTCAGACGGCAGGATATACTTTAAGTTATCTCCAACACTAAGCTCTAGTATTTTTATTTCCTTGAACGCATCGTAGTTTAACTCCTGTATAGCACGCTTGGCGTGGAATAGGATCTTAAACCTCTCCTCGTTGTTTACTAAGGAATGGTTCCCCGAGTACATTAATAAGAAGTTGTTAACTATATCGAACAGGCTAACGTATTGGTACGATCCCCAATTTGCATCCTCAGGCGTGTTGCCATCATTTTCGTAGTATTGATATTGCGATAAGTAAGCCATTTCTAGTAATTTTTATTATTATTGTTTTTGACTAAAAGACGGTTGTTCGTGTTGCTCCTGTGCTAAAGCAAACTGAACCACCTCTGTCTCACGTATAGACACACCACAGTACTGAAGTATCTTAACTATCAACTTGTACTCGTCCTCGTTAGGTAACTCAAAGTCTTGGTAGTCAGGCTGAGATTGATCGAACGATGGCTCACCACCCAAGAGTGTTACGTACGTCCACTTAGGATCTTTAGGGTACCTAAAATAAGTAGCCTCTACCTGACCAATAGTATTGATAGTGCTTGGGTATACGTACATCCTGTCAGTCGTCTGAGTGTACGCCGGGTACATTTCAGATGGTGCAGTAAGCAACGAGTTGTTTAGCAGCGTTATCTTACCGCTAGTAACCTTCTCAGCCTCACGTGCAACTGACGAGTATATGACATAGTCATCAGGTGTAGCTAAAAATATATCATCCTCTAACAACAAGTTAGTTGCGTTTATAACTGCAACAACAGTCGTAGCCTTAGTGGTAGTCTTGTTTGTCACGATATCCCCAACGCTTACAATAGATGTAATGAAGTCTGCCGCTGAATCCGTTAACTCATTAATCGTAACCGAGGTATTGGTCCCGGAAGTAAGTACGTAAGGGTGACAGTTAATCTTGTTTATCAAGTAAGCCTCATCCCCTGTAGTGATAAGAGACGGCATAAAAAACCTATTAGTTGGCGTAGCTAAGGTTAATGTTAACGGAGATAAGAAGTTAGTAACTAAGAACCCCTCCAATACCTCAGCCACAGTTTTATGTATATCGGCGTAATCTGTACCCGACATCCTTGCATTCTCCGCATTTATAACCTTATTATAGTTACTGAAGTACTCATCAAAGAACTCCATCTGAGATTGCTTTGCGTATAAGTTAAAATCAGAGGGAGATATATATCCGTAGTTGTTCTTATTTAATACAGACAATACAGTATTTCGAACAGAGTTTATCATCTTTGAACTTTTTACAAAGATATAAAAAAAGAGGGAACAATGCGTGTTCCCTCTCTTTATTATTATTTAATCGATACTTCTACAGGCAAGCCTCTAGCATCTTCAGTGAATCTAAACCATCATCACTCTTTAAGTAGTGACCCACTGAGACGTGTGCATCC